CTATCAAAATGCACAAGAGAGCAAGCACAAACTATGGCCGCTTTTGAACTGTCAATTTTCTTCACATCGAATTTAGTTGCGTTTGATGGATCTATGCACCCAGCAGTGCACGGTTTAATAAATCAGTATAAACTTAGGGATTCAAAAATCACACTGAATAGATCAGCTTTGCCTTACAGATCAGCAATAAAATGGTTAACAGTACACGATTACGAATCGCTTTCGGGACCGATGGACATTGAAGATAAAACAATAAAAATTTGTTATCTTGTGAATGATATACCACAATCATTACATGTAAAACTATGGAAGAGCATATTGGACAACAAACACGATATCGAAACACGTAGAGTTGAAACATATGAAGCACAGAAAATCGTATATACACTTCAGACAAATAGCACATCATTACAACGGACAATTCTTGAAATTAAGTCACTTATATGCGAGGAGAAAAGAAAGCAAGAAATGTTTACAGCATACACTGCAAACTCAACAAATGGATTTATGATTAGCTTGGATGCTATCACACATTGTGTCAAGGCACGATACGCAAAGAGGTACGTAGAAGATAACATTAAAAAGCTAGAACAAGTTTTGACAAGTCTAGTTGAATTTGAAAACATAGCACATGACACATACACAACTGAGGTAGTACAAAATTATCCGTGGCTCACACTTGTACATCATGAAAGTAAAGACGAACTCATTAAGCAAGTTGGATTGAAAGCAAAATATGATAACACACTCATCGCAAAGGATGCACTTCTTGCCCTTGGCGTTCTGGGTGGTGGACTAGCAATGTTATATTCATCATACATGTTTGCGGTTGATAATGAAGTTCATTTTGAAGGGGATAGTAAACGCACGCGTCAAAAACTCAAATTCAGACAAGCACGTGATGTTAAAAATGCTTCAGAAGTGTATGCTGACGACGACGACACCATAAAGGAAAATTTCGGTGAAGCATACCTTAAGAGAGGAAGAAAGGGACCAAAATACGAGAGGAAAATGGGATCTAAGCCAAGACAATTTGTGAATTTTTATGGGTTTGATCCAACACAATACGATACGGCACGCTTTATTGACCCAATTACAGGACATACAGTTGATATAAATCCAAATGAGCGCATTAAGGAGCACGAAATACGAGATGCATTTTATGATGCTCGGGAACGGCGAGACGAATTTGGAACGTTGAAGCCTGGGGAGGGATTCCACGCAAAGGAAGTTGAGGCATACTTCATCAACAGTGCTACAAAACGTGCTTTGAAAGTGGATTTAACGCCGCATAATCCACTACAGGTTGGATATCGAACTAATAATGTTGCAGGACACACAATACACGAATTTGAATTAAGGCAAACAGGCCCTGCACAACCTATTCAGATCGAACAAGTTCCACTAGCAAACAAC